CAGGTAAAAAAGGCAGAAAAAAGCAGGTGAAGAACAGCATAGAAGTATCCGTAGTTCTGCATCTGGTAACAGGGGACACATCCGACAATCCGTAACATTTTTTATTAAATATCATAATTAAGAACCGTAAGGACGCTTGTTTTCAGTACTTCTGAAAAATGAGCGTCCTTTTCTTTTATCCAATTACAAAGGAGAAAATGAAAATGGCAGGAAAGACGGAAATGTGTTTATCAGCAAAAAACGAGTCGTGTGTTGGTATGCAGAAGATACAGTTTGATTATTTTACGGGGATGGAAGCGGAACAATACAGCTTCTATCGTGTCCCTAAAGTGCTGTTTACAGAACCATGCTTTAAAACTCTTTCTTGCGAAGCAAAGGTATTATACGGTCTGATGCTGGACCGTAGGAATCGAGTCGTTCCCACTTCTTGGTGCCGCCAATGCCTTCATAGGTGATACATTGGCCCTCGAACTTATTGGTTCCAATCTTCGGTTTTACATACGCCAACTTTCTTCCTGATGGGAGAGTAACAAAGAGCATGCCACTCCTGCAGGTGAAGGTCAGACCATATTCGGAAGTTGTGTGCTTGAATTTTACGGCTTCCATGACAGCATGATCAACATCCCACCAGAATTGCACGATGTTCGGATTAGATTGTCTCCATGCATCTACCAGGGATGGAGTTCTTCTTCGGTGAGCCCCATATCCAGAGCGCCCATTGCTTTCAAGACTCCTACTGAACCTCCATAGCCAAGGGCAAGTTCTGCAATCTTACCTTTTTGACGGAGGTGGCCATTGATACCGTGTTTTTCAACAGGAACTTTGAACATCTGCGATGCAGAGGCACAGTAGATGTCGCCACCTTTGGCAAAGACATCTTGACGCCATTTTTCACCGGCAAACCATGCAATGACACGGACCTCAATAGCAGAAAAGTCAGCCACCAGAAATTGTGCCCCTTCTCTGGAAATAAAAGCAGTACGAATGAGCTGGGAAAGGGTATCTGGCATATCTTCGTAGAGAAGTTCCACAGCTTCAAAGTTGCCAGAGCGCACCAAAGAGCAAGCCTCTGCAAGGTCTGAAAGATGATTTTGCGGTAGGTTCTGCAACTGAATGTTACGACCGGAGAATCTGCCGGTTCGATTGGCACCATAAAACTGGAATATGCCACGGGCACGACCATCTGTGCACACGGTCTTTTCCATTGCCTGATATTTACGGACGGACGACTTGGCCAGTTGTTGCCTTAAGGTCAGGACCTGCGAGAGCTTCGGAGAAGCAGATTTCAAGAGTTCTGCTACAGCCTTCTTACCAAGAGTGTCAGTTTCCAATCCGTTATCAGAAAGCTTTCATCTGTTGGACGGAATTTGGATTTTCTAGCTGTGTGATTCCCTTCATTGTTTCGGTCAGCTCCGTTCTGGAACGAGTATCCATTTCGATGGCAGCAGCAACAAGCTCCATGTCTAGGCGTACACCACGGTCATTGATTTCTTGGTCTTGATGGTATTCATTCCAAATCTGAGCCGGAACGGGAAACTTTGCAAGCCTCTGCTGAATGCCCATTTCAGTCTCCACATCACGAACATTATATTTTTTGAACATGGCCCATTTATCCGGGGCATGGAAGGGGTGATTCCTTGTACGCTGCCCATTGGTTTTCGTGGGAGCACAGGGTTGGCAAAAATATTTGATGAGATCTTTTCCTTCTGAGAGCTTTTGTTTTTCCAAACCGAGAACAGCACCGACACCTT